CTCTTCGGCTATGGCATCTTCCTTTGCGCGGTCAATGCCCGCCTGTACCGGGCCCATGGCTTGACCGACAGCCATATCCGATCGCAGTTGCGCCTGTGAAAGATTGGCGGCGCTCGTCATCGCTTCAGGCGAGAACGTGTGAGCAAGTTTCGATAGATGCTCGGAGCGATCTGAAATAGCCGTGTACATTTGCTGCGCGAGTTGCAGCACCTTCTGAGCGCCCATCATGCCAGCCATAGCCGTGCTGCTGGCGCTGATGCGGTTGATCTTCTCCATGGCACCATTCACGCCGGAGATCAGTCCGCTCGTATCTGCTGTGATGCTGACTGATGCTTTTAAGTCATTAGCCATGGTGCAATCCTGTGAGGTGGTGCGCTCGTCAGCGCGCAAGCAATGGTGATAAGCAGACTTTCAATCCGTTCTTCCGGCGTCGCCTCACTCATCAGCCCGACTGGCATATCCATTCGGGCTGCTGGAGTCATCCTCCAGATGCGCCTTTCGGCGCTTGAGTAGGGCGCTCTTTCATTACCTCCGCGATGATGGCGTTACCAACTTCGACGCGCAGATCGGCAGCGGCTACGCCTTCAGCAAGCAACGGCGTTCCGTCGGCGCAGCGCACGCAAGCGATCCACCAGTACTGGCCGCCCGCGGCGATATCCCGCATCACTGGTCGGCGCACCTGTAGTGGTGGCAATCCTTCGATGTTGGCATCGCGCCACCCGTCGCCTAGATATTCGGTTCCGATTGGCATTAGGCCTTTGCCTCAGAGAAACTGAAGTTAATAGTGGCAGCGCCTTGCCCGTCGTACGAACGGCTTGCGCTCGACAGCATGCACGTGATGCTGTACGTCGTTCCCGAGTTTCCATCTGTCCAACCGATCACGGTCTTGGTGTCCGTTGCCGTGTTGACGAGCAACGTAAGCGCCGTTTCCGCGACTGTTGTTGCCAATGCCGTGCACGTGATCTTGCGCGTCAGACGGCCAGCCATCGCCAGCGTGGTTAGGTCAAGCGTGGTGGTTATATCAATCTCTTGGCGCGACTGGTCGATTGTCACGTTCTGTACTGGAATTGTTATTGCGTTGATCGTGAGTGTCCCGCCGTAGCCCGCTGTGTATGTCGTTGATGGCATTGTTTAACTTTCGTCGTGGGTAAGGAATGTCGTGGTAACTACGATTATTCGTTCGGCTTCGCCTTGTCCGTCATCCGGTACAGCGTCGAGCGTTCTCATGTTGATATCAACCATCCGGAAAGTGATGGAGCCTTCTGTGACACTAATGGCGAACGCTTCGGTAATGTCATCGGCTACGTCCATTGCTTCCGATACCGTTGCAGCGACGCAGGAGAAGTTCACCGACAGCGTGACCATGTTCGTGACGGTGTTCGTGGTCTGCGCCCATGCGGCAGACGTGAACTCGTAAACGACATACGGCAGCGGATCGCCTTGCCGACGCCAGCGCGGCGACAACTCAGCCACGCCGATGCGCGTCTTTAGATAGTCGTACAGCGCTTCCGTAATGGTCTTTAGGCTTCTACTTGTTCCCACGTAGAGCCTCCTTCGCCGCTTGGAGGATGTAGTCGCGTAGGTTCTTCGTGATCTCAGGCAGCATCCGCGACGCTACGGCGCGGGAACGCCACGCTCCCGGGATCTGCTTGGCTGTGGCGGTCTTTCGCGCCTCAGTGCGTCCCGAGCGCTCTGCGACGAACGTAGGCGCTGCCTCGCGCGCTGCGGCGAAGACTGCCCGCAGTTTCCCGGCGCGCTCTGAACGTGGCCCCGCCAGTGCCGCTGGTCGCTTCGCGGCGATGATCGCCTTGTAGTTCACTTGCTCTGCCTTGGCGTCCTTGCTGAAGTTGGCGTACGCCTTGGATCCCTTGGCGTAGTGCCTGAATCCACCTTCGAGCAAATGCCAAATCTTTTGGCGCCCACTGGAGTTGCCCGCCTTCTTTCCGTACATGACGCCCACGCGCCCTGCCACTCCTGCTGACGCTTTACCGCCAGCGCGGCGGACATCAACCATGGTTGCGTTGGCAATGTCTTGACGGCTCCACGGATAGCCACGGTAACTGGCAGACAACCAAGTACGAGTAAGCGCCACGCGCACTGGCTGCAAAGCCTTACGCATTGAGCGCTTCATGACGTTCTCGGCAACCTTGGGCCCAAGACGCGCAAGCGCCGTGCGGACGTTGCCGTCCACGAACTGCGTTTTCATCGTGATCTTAGTAGCCGTCATTCGACTTCCTCCGTCGCTTCGATCTCAAGACGTCGGCGCTTTTGGTCACGGTCGAAACACACGCGGATGTTGAACACGCGCTCTGTGCCGTTGTCCAGGTAAAGCAGTCGGCTGTTCGTGGTCACGGCAGGATGCCAAGCGGCCAGGATGCGCCAGTCGGAGCGGGCGTTAACGCCAAGATCGCCGATCACTTCGTTCGTTCGTGCCGAGTCAATGTGGCAAGCAATCTGTGCGACGCTTAGCCATGAGACTTCTGCCTGTCCAACGCTGTCGATGGTTCGCACGGGATTTTGTACCGTCATCGAAAGCCTCAGCATTCCGGATGGGACGTGCCCAGCCACTTACGCTATTCCTTTGCCCATCATTGATGTCACCCTGTCCCAGTAGGTCGAGTCAAGCGCGATGGTGTCATCGCCACGGCTTGCCACATGGTGTGCAACGCGCTGGAGTAACGCCATCTCCAGCAGTGGATTGAGCGCCGCGTTACCTGCTGTTACGGTCAGCGTCACTGGGTAAGTCAGGTTGTCAATGTCCATATCGACGTAGATCAGACCGTTGATGACCACCTTCACGCACGCGCCAGTGAGCGGCACCGTAGCGCTATCGCGGTAATCCACCGTAGTGCCCGCTACGTCGCCTTGGCGCTCAAGACGGAGGTACAGACCGCCGTAGATCGTCACGGGCGCTGCGGGCACCCACTGCGTTCTAGTAACACTCTCCACGCACCACCCAGTGCGCTCTTCTAGTTCGCGTACGGCGGCAGACCATGCAATGCCAATAGCCGGGTCATCCTCCGTGTGAGGAATGCGGGCCCAACTGCGGAACTTTGCAATGTCTAAAGCCATTGTTCCTCGCTGTAGGTAGGTGGGGCCGAAGCCCCACCCACCTAAAGGATGAGAGGATCATTACGCGATGTTGGACACGCGCAGTTGGACAAGCGCATCGCCGCGGGTGATGTTCGCATTAGCGAACGACATTGCGGTGTACTTAACTTGACCAGTGGTAGCAAGCGTGATGTCGTCGCGGATCATCCCGATTCCTGCCCACTCGCGGATGCTGTAGGACTCGCGGATGTCTCCAACCACTGCCATCACGGTCTTGATAGTTGCACTTGCAGTTGCAACGTTTACCGGGACATACGGAGTTACGTACACTGGCAAACCCATTAACTGGAAGGGTGCCGCTGGTGTTATGCCGCTGTCGGCACTTGGCGTAAACAGCGGGACATTATTTACGAGAATTCCAGCAATCGCTGCATACACATCTTGCGGAATGATCCAAGCGCACGTTGGACTGTTCCAGTAAGCCGCTGGCAGAATCTCGTAGCGCATCTTGGTGAGATTCGCAATGGTCACGGCAGCGTCTGAAGTTGCAGCAGTCACCTTCTGTGCCCGCAGGTTCGTGTTGGTGGCAGAAGATGCACCAGTACGAACACCAGTGGTCGTGGTTGCAGGATCAAAGATGCCAGTTGGCATATTGGTTCCCGTGCCACCGATGAAAGCGAAGGCCTGATTCTTGCTCAACTTCTTTTGCAAGTCCATCATGACTTCGGCTTCGACGTCAAAGTTGGCTTGGCGCAAGAGAGTCTGCGAAACTTGCGTCGTTGGTGAGCACAACTTTGGCGGCAACAGCACTTCAGCAAGTGCCATGTCGTTGGTTACAGCAGTGCCACCTTCTGCGATCCACGAACCAGTGCCGCCACCGTATGACGCGCTGGTCTGCGTGTTGTAACGGAGCGATGGGTAGCCAGTGACTCCACCGCGGTACTCCGCTAGCCCTCTCATGAAATCCTGAGAATCTAGGTATTTTAGGACCTCTGTCTCGTAGATGGCAGGCACCATGATCGTGCCAGCAGCGGTTGCTGGAGTGGTTGCGGTCGAGAGTGCACGCACTTCAGGTGCAGCGCCACCCTTGAGCCAACCGATGAACTGGTCGCGGTACTTCTTGGTGTCGCGCTCTTCGCGTCCGAGTTCCATGTCGCGCTTGGCGATGATCTCGACGGCGCTTGAGGAAGCGAAACGCTCCCGCATTTGCGCGGAACGGATCTCGGCTTCAACGGTTGCGAGTTCGTTTGCGACTTCATGGCCGCGGGCTTCGACTTCCACGGTGAGTGAGTCTTGTGCGAGAATAGAATCGCGCTCTGCGGTGAGCGCCTTACGGCTTTCGAAGAGTTCGGACAGTTTCATAGCGGCATCCTTAGACGCAGACGAAGACGGGCTAAGCCCGAGGAAAGATGTCGTGCTTCGGCGCTCGTCTGCGGGTAGGCGCCGTTTTCTACGATCGAGACTTCCAATAGCCTCACCTGAGTGAGTGTGCGAGTACTTCCGCTCCAAGAGTCGGAGATGACGTTGAAGCCGAACGACATCTCGCTGAGGACGTTGGCGTCCACCAGTGCGCGGATGTCCTTGGCGCGTTGCGTGTCGGGCAGCGTGACTTCAAACGCCAGGCCGTGTGCGTCGCTGTTCAGTTGCAGCAGCCCGCTCTTGGTGTTGGCAAGTAGGTCGCGCGAATCGTGACCGACAAGCAGCGAGATGTTGGAGCGGAGCGAATTGTCGAACGCGCCGCGGGCTACCTTTTCGGTGAATGGCTTGCCACCGTTGATACCGCGCACGGTGAGCGGATGGCTCGGAGCGTCGTACACGCTGGCGTAGCCGCCGATCTTGTCGCCTTGCATACTGATCTTGGCGGTACGGATTTCAAGCAATGTCTTCACCTCCATCAATGTTTTCCGTAGCGCCGTCGCCTTGCATGGCGCTATTGCCGCCCGGCATGGACACGCTTGGGATGTCGAACTCATCGCCCTGAATAGGCGGGAGGCCCATTCGCTTGCGACCGTCGTTCGGTGAGAGGATCCCGGCGAGGACAAGTTTCGACAGCGCCATTCCTGCATCACGCATATTGCCGCGGAGCAGGACGTCGGTATCAAGCCTTGCGTGTTCGCCGGGCCCGCAGAGTTTGCGCGTGATCTCCGACTCCCACGCGGTTACCCATTGGGCGAGTGCGCCGTCAACGTAGGCGCGTGCAGTTTCGGATTGTGAGGACAGCGCCCCGCCGCCCTGCTGGTAAAGCATTTCGGGCGGTACGCCAAATGCGCGGGCGATCTCTTGGATAGAGAATCGGCGCGACTCCAAACTTGTGGTTGTTGATTCAGCGCTGATGCGCTCGGCTTTCATGCCCTCGCGCAAGATCAGCGGGCGCGATGCACCCTCTGCGGTTGCGTGCATGGTTTGCCATGCGTCGCGGATGGCTTGCACCGTCTGATCGGACATTGCGCCCGGATGACTGATGCTTACCTTTCCCGTCGAGCCCGTACGTACAAGGCTCTTATGGGCTGCGTCTTGGTCTGCCGCTAGTTCCATTGCGAACTTGCAGGCGTCCATTGGCGAGACATACCAACTCGGCGACAGCGGATCCGGATAGCAGCCGAGGTGCAGCACCTGATCTGCCTTCAAGAGATTTCCACCAAGTCGATACTGGACGCCCTCTTCGGTCAATTCAACAGTAGACGTACCGCTCGGAAGCGGCTGCAATTCGGCGACTGTGCCCGATGAATCACGGCGAATGAGTGCCAAACCGTTACCCGAATCGAGCGCGCACGTGGTCATGTAGCGCCGAAACTCGTAGCCCGACTGCCAGCGCGAGGCTTCCCGCGTCATCAACTGCGTGATCGGCGAGTCGACTACTTGGCCTTGCGAGTCAATTACAGAGAACGGAAGCCGCGCCAAGTCCGTGCTGATGAGATTCATCGCACGAACGACAGCGGGTAGATGCTGTGGCGCTGGCGTTGCCAGTGGTTCCGGGCGTGCGTAGACAACTACGCCGCTTTTGAAACCGAAGAATCGTGCGAAGATGCTCACTGAGATGCATGGAACAAATGTGCCTCAGCGTGTCAAGCGATTATTTCAGACTTGCCACCTTAACCAATCGGACAAGCGCTGGTGCTGAGTCCGGTTGACTCGCGCACCTGATGATGTTCCATCAGAAGCGCTGCCATGTTGCCGGACACGATCACGTCCATGTTGCCCGCGCTGCGTCCCTTCACTGGTCGCGTGTTGCCGACGTTGTCGCGAATCAGTCGCACGTTGTTCAGTCCCGACGCGAGTACCGGGTCGATTTGGTAGCAAAGTTGCTTCGACTTCAACAGATCGCCCCACAACTTCCACGCTGGAGCCATCGTGCGGATGCTCTGATCGACCGGAATGATGGGCC